CAAGGTTGGACATCATTCCCTTGAAGGTCTTCGACTGCTTCTCCATCGCGCCGCCGAAACGCTTCTCAAAGGTCTCCCCAAGGAATTTCGTAATCTCGGTGCTGTTCTTCTTGACGGTCTTGGAAAGCTCCTTCCCGTTCTCCGTCCAATTGAAGGTCACCTGGTCGCCGGCAGTCTTGGCCTTGATGCCAAACTCCTTCAGGCGCTCAAACTCTCCAGTGGCCGCGTCTGCGAAGGCCTCGACCGCCTGGTTGAGGTCCTTCCCCATGGCCGAGGCGGTATCGCCCAGGGTCTTGAGGGTCCCGTCGGTTGGCTCTATGCCATAGGCCTTCAGCTTGACGAAGGCGGCGGTGACCCCCTCCACTGCATAGGGAGTGGTTCGCGCGAAGTCGGCGATCCAGTCCATGCTCTTCTTGGCCTTGGCGGAGGAGCCCTCTATGGTCTCCAGCGTGGCCTGGAACTGCTCGAACTGGCCGGCCGTATCGAGGATGCTCTTCCCGAGGAAGGTGAAGGCGGCGGCGGTGGCGGTCCCGGCAATGACCGCCATCCTTCCTATGGCTCGCCCCACATTGTACGCCGTCTTCTCGAGGCCCTTGAGCTTGTTCTCGTAATCGCGGATCGCGGCGGTGCTGTTGGGATCAACCTTGTATCCAAGCACGGCGACCAGTTCGTCAATGATCAAGTCGATTACTCCTCGTGGGCCTTCTCTTCCCTGGCGGCTATCAGATCAAGGGCCTCGTGGGCATCGAAGACGTCCCTCAGCGTCACCCACTCATGGAGGTCCTTCTGCGTGTATATCGGGGAGCTCGCCAGGACAGGCCTCCAGAGGAAGAGGTCTATGTTCGGAGCGATCTCCTTCATCTGCTTGACCGTCAGGCCCGCCCGCTGCCCCTTTGGCTCCCAGCGGCCAGGAGCCCGGAGAAAAAATCGCCGAATTGCTCCTGGGCGACCCAGACGACCAGAGGAACGATGTCTGCTCCGTTTCCAGTGAACTCTCCATCGAAGTCTACCCTGTCGTATGATCCGGAGGGCCTCTTGATCTCGGCAAGCTCCGCGAGCTCCTTGATCATCCCTGCCAGCTCATCTGGGTCGGTCTTGGCGAAGATATCCACGAAGGCCTGGATGGCGTGGGCGTTTGCTTCCTCCCTCTCCTCCTGGCTCCTCGAGCCAACTCCCCTGAGAATTTCTGGGAGCCTCTCGATCGCCGGTCCAGCAAGCCTGAAGAGCCTGGCCTGCATGACCATCGCTCTCGTTGCCAGCATCGGCTCTACTCGAAACGTTCTGTTGTTGATCTTCCTCTCGGAAGTTCTGGTCGGATCTGCCATATGTCGTGCTCCTTCCTAACGATCGGGGCTCGAGGGGGAATGGGCCGTCCCTCCCTCGAGTCGTTGGTTCATGGTTTCGGTATCTCTGGACGCCACTGGCCGGTGACCAGGACCCACTCCCGGGCCGCGGCATTGACGCCCTTCTGGTCGTTCGGGGCCGTCTGGATGAAGGCCTGGTCGGTGGATCCACCCTCGCCGGAGTCGATCTCCGTGATGTGGAGGGGGAAGCCCGTGAGGATGATGCCCCGGGTCCTCTGCCTGGCCAGCTTCTGCATCAGCTGCCTGTGGGTGGGAGAGGTATGCTGGAGCCTCAGGGTGATCGTCGCTCCCTCGTTGGCGTGCTGGGAGAAGATGGAGGAGCCGTCGGCCCCCACCATCATCGTGCCCACGTCAATGAGGGGAGCCACCTGCACCGCATCGTCACCATCCCACAGCCCGAGGACCATCTGACCATCGACGATGATCGAGACGTTCTTCATCGTGTAGGCAGATGACTTGGAACCTGAATTCGCCATCGATTAACTCCTTCCTTTGCTTCTATCGACCGCCGGCGATCAGAACGTCATGCGGTAATTGATGGTCGTGTAGTGGATCGCCCCGGCGTACCGGAACTCGACCTGAATTTCAGGGGCGACGCGGGCCTTCCTCTGGGAGGCGGGGACCGAGAGCACCGGCGGGATCCGATAGACGATGGCGGGGAGATAGTCTCCCGTCTCTGGGTCCAGGTCATCGGCGATGAGCCCGGCCCTGATCGCCATCTGCATGACGGTCTTGGGGCCGGAGGCCAGCTGCTGCATCCCGACGTCCGTGTAGGGGATGCGATTGTTGTTGAGGAGAATGCTCAGGGTCTCCTCCTCCGTCCTCGCGATGATCCAGTCGGTCGCGTGGATTTCGTCGATGAAGACGTTGGGCATGAGGGTAGAGCCCTCGGTCACGAAGTACTGACCCCCGATGTCGATGAAGGTGTTCGCCATGTGGCCAGTCTCCACGGCCTGCCCGAGAGCCGGGGTGAAGCCGGTGATCGACTGGATGGAGGCTGACCCCTTGTTGACCACGGGGACCCCTCTCAGCTTCTTGAACTTCGCCGTGTAGGCCGAGTTGGCCTGATCGAAGTTGAAGGTCCCGCAGAGGGAGGCAAGGCTCAGGGCCGGGTACTGAGCCACGTCGTCGTGGTAGAACACCGCGGTCCGATCGTACTGCCCCTTGTTCCTCCCGGTGACCGAGCTGACATCGTCCGGGTTCTCGAGGAGAGGATCATTGCTGTCGAGCAGCGCCAGCTTGTTCTTGGCCTGGACCCACTCGATCAGGCCGTCGAGCCAGACCCTGTCCCGGAAGGCCGTCGGGATGGCGACCCAGTACCACTCGGAGTCGGACTCGTAGAGGAGGTCCATCTCGTCCTTGATGTTGGCCTCCGTGGCGGTGAGGGGATCGGTGACGACGACGTGACCGACCTTGATCTGCATGGGCCTCGGGTTCTGGCCGAATGCCTCCTCCAGGGCCATGTAGACGTCCGCGTCGGCATCCCAGTCCGCGGCGACCTCCTCCATCGACCCATAGACCTTCGTCCGATGGGTGGGGTCAACCTCTCCCACGACGGAGTCGTTGGTGATCAGCAGCGGCACCCCGAAGCCGCGGCGGCTGGGGTATGCATCGGCTCGGGTGAGCGTGACGTTCACCACTCTCGAATAGGGCAGACGTGCCATGTTTGGTTTCCTTCTCTAAACGATCAAATCCTGATGAACCTAACCCCCTCGCTCGTCTCGATAGTGTCGACGAGGTGGCCGTCCGCGGTGAGCCCCCTGAGGTCCATGTCCATCTGGGCTCTTGGCTCCCAGTCGTGGTCGTGCCACTCAGAGAGGTTCCTGATGGGAGAGCACTGGTGAATGACCAGGGCGGGAAAGTTAGGTTCCTCTACCTGGGTCAAGTGGCTCGCCGCTATGATTGGTCGAAGAATGTTCATGGGAGCCTCTCCGTAGCAGTTGACGGAGAAGTTCCATTCCATCTCGATGATCGGGGTCATGTCTATCTGACCATCGACGTCCTCCTCTCCGAACTGATCGAGAGGCCAGTCCCTGACCTCCCTCGAGCCGATGAGGTTGGTGACCAAGTACGGACGCTCGGGCTGGGGACCTCCCTGCCAGATCCGAATGGAAGTCAACCCCGTGATCCTGGCGATCCAGATGTTGAAGTCCGACCAGATATCGTCGTCCGTCTTCATGGCCCTTCCTTGACCTGTCCAAGGGCGGCCTTCATGAAGCCGCCGTCCCGTAGCCTGTCCCAGACGTGGATGACCCGGAACACATCGTTCCCGTAGACCACGTAGTCGTCCAGCCTGAGCGAGAAGTGAGCCGCCCAGAGAAGATAGCGGGCCTCATCCCTCACGCCCTCTGGGAGGTCCTGCAGAGCCCGGGAATTCGTGGGCTGCACCGCGGCCCTGAACGGGGTATCCTCAAGAACCCCCATGACCCACTTGCCACCGGCGTCGTACACTCCCCCTTCCCTGGTCCTGAGCCAGACGTCCGTCTCCTCCAGGATGACGGCAGCAGAGACGTCCTTGGCGGGATCCGTCACAGGGACCCCCTGACCTGGTACGTCACGCTCTGCCTCATCTCCCCCGTGTCGATCAAGGGATTGGAGGAGCCCTTGGCCTTGATCGTCGACGGGGCATTGGGAGGATGCCTCAGGGCAACGATCTCGTACTGGACATCTCCGACCGCCATCACCCCGAGCTGGTTGATCGCCCTGCTGACGGTCTCCTTCTGCTCGACGATCTGCTTGGCCCTGGCGGCCATCAGGCTGACGTACTTCTTCCTGTTCTTCCTCATGGCATTCCGGAAGAAGGGGCGCTCGGGAATACGGCGCGTTCCAAACTCATTCCAGATGGCCTTCGAGATCACGAAGTTGGAGGCCTTCCCTCGAGGGAAACCCACGACGACCTGAAGCGGGCCCGCGGGGACCCTCGGCTTCATTATGGTCTTTCGCTCAACCTTGATCATCGATAGACGACTGCCACTGCGGGGAAGTTCAATTTCATGAGGTAGAGGTAGTGCCTTCCATAGGTCGTCGCATAGAACTCCCCCAGGGGTCCTGCTGCGGCAGCTCCGCCACTCCCAGTGATCCCGCTGGCCTTGGCCGACCCGGTCTCGTACTCCACCCTCACGTCCCCGACCGTCCTGCTCTTGACTGCCCCGATGGCCACTCCCCCGGTGGTGGGAGGAACCCCGTCGCCGCCCTCATCGTATGTTGGGGCCGCGCCAGGGGTCATGAGAAGTCGATGGGCCGTGAGGTTCATCGAGGCGGCGGACTTGTCGTGGTCGGTCCACGCTCCCTCCGCCACTCTCGCATTCGAGTCGGCAAGGATCATCTCGACGAGGGCCTGGTCGTAACCCTTGAACTCCGGGAACCTCGTGACGAAGTCATTGTAAACCGGAGGGGTCCAGGCCATGTCGCTTCCCCTTACTCTTCGGAGGTCTCGGGGTGCCTTACCCTGCCGCGGCGGGGGGATGGAGACGGCCTCCCGTTGCCCTCCTCCTCTTCCTTCTTGATCGAGAGCTTGTTCCGCCGCTCCTCCTCCTCGTCGGGCTGGTTCTCGTCAGAGGGAGCCGACTCGGTGGAGATGGCGCCTGCCTCGATCCAGGCCTGGACGGTCTCGTTCTCCTCGTTGGCGGCCCAGACCTCATCCGTCACGGTGACGGTTTCCCCGGCAGGGAGATAGGTCCCGTCCGGAAGGGCGAAGGCCTGCCCGCTGTTGTTCGTGATGTTCGTGGCCATATTCAGCTTTCCTTATTCCGTTGGTTTCAATTTCTCGGGCCTAGGGAGGCTCGCCAGGCGCAGAGGGGGGGTTAGGGCCTAGGGAATTAGGCCCAGGGGCGGCCCCTGCGCCTGGCGGCCCCTCCCTGATAGGGTCAGGGAGGAGGGGGAGCCCCCGGATCGGACTCGGTAAGGGCTCCGGAGGTAAGCCAGGCCTTGACGATGTCGTCGTTCTTCCAGATGCCCCATCCCCTGACCTTCGTCGAGCTCTTCCCCCGAATGTACTGGTCGTTCGGAAGGCGGAGCCCCTTCTCGGTGAGGTTCCAGACCTGGACGACATCGTCGAGAGAGGCGTGAGCTGGAGCAGTCTCCACGTCTGGCGTTTCTGCCTCGGTCTTTTCGGTCCTACGCATTGGCTCTCTTCCCTTTCCACAGTCCTCTCTGTCGAACGCTTCCTCCCTCGAGGGGAGGAGGCTCGATCAGATGTTGTCCATGTACCTCATCTCGGTCGGGCGCCTGACGTCGACGCCGCCGGTCCGGAAGACACCGGGGACCTTCCAGTTGAGAGGCCCGTCCTGGTAGACCGGCAGGAAGCGGTGAGGCATCGGGAGGTGGAGCTTCAGGACCTCCGGGGCTCTGCGATACGAGACCGCCCGGTGAAGGGTGCCAGTGGCGCCGGCAGCCTCCAGTCCAACGATGCCCCGGATCGTCAGGGGCTGGCCGGTCGTCAGGGTATAGACGTTGTTCCTGACGACGTGGCTCAGGACGGTGTCGGGAGAGGCCGCGTTCATCATGGTCGTCCCGATCAGGCCGTAGCGGTCGACGGGGAGGAGGAGAGTGTTGCCGATCGCGTTGTAGCCGGCCGCCGTCGCCACCCCAAGGAGGAGGGCGTTGATGTCGGCGACGATCAGGGCAGGATTGGTGGTGGCCAGGGTCGGCCAGTTGCCATTCGGGGCTGCCTGGATCGGGACAGTCGGATAGTTGATGAGGCCCTTGAACCCCTTCTCCGCATCCCCGGAGAAGCAGATCCGCTCCATCATCTCCTCGTAGGCCCTTCGGGCGGCCGCGGCATCCTCGGACTCGAGGGGATAGCCCAGCGTCATGGCGACGTTGACCTCCTCCCAGCCATAGCCGTACCCGATGCCGGCCGTGAAGACCGGCGTCTTCTGGGCGAGCCTCTCGGTGCCGGCCAGGGGGATGTCATCGGAGTTGCCGTTGATCCACTTGGCCTTCCCGTACTTGTCCGACGAGTAATAGGTCACCGTCTGGACGAAGGGGTTGGCGGAGGTGTCGACCGGGATCAGGGTCGGGTACTGGATGTCGGGATAGACCGTCTCGTTCACGGCCGTCTCGACGTGGGTGAGCTGTGACTGCACGAAGGCCATGGCCGCCTGGGCGTCCTCGATGGCCAGTCTACGAATAGGAGCATTCATTGTCGTTGACCTTTTCTCGAATTGAGGAAGCCGTCAGGCGCCTCTGGAGGGGAGGAAGAGGGAGCCTAGGCGAGCGGGTGAGTATCGCTGAGGCTGAGCTTGGCGATGCCGGCGGCCGACTGCAGGCTCTCCCACCTCGCGTTGCCGACGATGATCCCGGTCGTCTTCCCCCACTTCTGGGTGGCCGGATCATACTTGACCGCGTCGGTCTGGACGACGATCTCATTGGTCTCCACCCAGATCACTCCCTGGGTCATGATCCTGGCCGTGGCGTACTGGCCAAAACCGTTGGGGGTCTCAGGAGGAACCCCCCTGTCCAGAACCGTCACGCCGAGGACCGGGCCGGCAACGGCAAGCTGGCAGGCGTTTTCGATCGTACCGGCCTGGACAGGAAGCCCGAACCCAATACCGCCGCTGGTCTGAACGGTTCTGGAGATGAGTCGCTCCCCCTCCATCGAGGCGATTGCGCCGGCGACTCCGGCTCTCATGCTGGTGGCCATAATATTCGTTTCCTTCTATCTCGATGGTTGTCTTGACATTCCTCCTCGAGAGGAGGAAACGATCACGCCGTCTTGGCGCCCTTCCAGCCGTCGCTCAGCCTCTTCTCATAGCCCGACTGGCCATGGTCCTGACCATCCGGGACGAACGATCCGCTGCCCGGCCGGAGGGCATCCCTGACGGGGTCCTTCTTGACCTGCCCTAGCGCCGCCTTGAACATGCCGGCGACCTCCGCGGGGGAGCTATCCTTGACCAGGTCGGCCCCGTAGACGGCGGTCACGGCAGCCAGGCGAATGGCATCATCAGTAAGGCCCTCGGTCTTGATGTCCTTGGCCAGCCTCTTGGCGTCCCCGATCAGGGAGGCTCTTGCCTGGGCCAGGGTGTCGAGGGCCTCCGCCGTCGGGACCTTCTTCAGGGCGTCGGCTGCCTGGACCTTGAGCTCGCCGATCTCGGTATCCTTGGCGGCAAGGGCAGCGGCGTGGGCGGTGGTGGCGGTGGCCAGCTGGGCGTTCGCTTCCTGAACGGCTGCCTGGAGCTTGGCGATGGCCTCGGCTCCCTGGTCGGTGGTCTGGATGGTGAGGCCGTCAACGACGACTCCTCGAATAGAGGGAAGGGCTGGGGTGTTCATAGGCTCTACTCCTGGCTTGAATGGGGGAAGCTCTTGAGGCGGGGCTCCCCAGTTCCCGTCCCCGATGCTAAACTCCGGTCCCGCTCGCGCCTCATCGACGATGGCGACGTGATTGGCTCGTATGGCTCTCTGCGAGGCCTGGTAGGACCTCCCCTCCGGCGTGACGCCCGGGGTGAAGTCCAGCTCAGCAGAGTATCCGACCGAAAGCTGACGCCGGCCGGCCACGACGGCCTCTATCGCTCGAACGTCCTTCAGAACGAGCGGGACCTTGAGGCGCTCGCCGTCCCTGAGGACCTCCGTGGAGACCTCACCGACGGCCAGCTCCTTCCAGTTATCCGAGGTCACCGGCACCGATGGGTGCTCGATGGTGATCGGGATGTGGGAGAAGGAGAGGAGGGAGGCCTGATCGAATACTGCCTCGGGCGGCCTGTATACGTCGACGTACTGAAGCTCCGGGCATCCTACCTCGACGCCCAAGTATCTCTGGATGCCTGATCTCGCTATGTGACAATCAGCGACCAGGAAACCGTCTCGAGTTGCTCGAGCTCCGGTTATGACAGCCCTATCGACGAAGTTGTTCATGGGGCTCGCTCTGAAATTGCTGGTTTTTCTATTACTCCAGGACCTCTTCCTCTACCATAGCGGTATCCTCGACCCACGGTCAGGGACCTAATGTCTTGTCGAATAGTCTCGATCGTCTTTCTGACCCCAACCCGAGGGGAATACTCACCTTTTGCCACTCTTGCGATGATCTCTCTCCGCTCGGCGCACTTGCACATTTTGATCATTCCTTTTTGGGGTAGTGGGGACGGTCCTCGGGGGAACTGAGGGCCGTCCCCTTCCGCTCCTGCCGTCATGACGAGGGGCGCAATGGGGCAGAGGCGGAATTCACTTCTCGTCAAAGACCACCACCCCCTGGGCGGTGCACCTGCACTGGACTGGCTGGCCAGGGGGGAGCCCATCCTCGGCCCCCGTTGGCTGACCCCACTCGTAGACGTCTCCCTCGAGGTCCTGGTGCCTGGGCCTAACCCTCTCGTCAAGGGAGGTCCTCCAGATGTAGCTGTCGACCCCCGCCTGCTTCTGTCGGAACCGGTTGAGGTCCGAGTTGAGCTTGGAGGTCTGGTCGCGGGCGATGAGCCTGGCTCTCGAGTCCGATACATCGAAGACGTGCTTGATCCTCTTCCTCAGGTTCTGGTGCCCCTCCCCAGCCAGCACCGACGCCATGGTCTCCTGGGCGATCTTCTCCACGGTCTCCGTGGAGACGTCCCGGATCAGGGCGGCATTCCTGACTGACACGGCCTCAAGCAGATCGGTTAGGTCCTGCTGCCTGACCACGGCCCGAAGGTCCACTCCAAGGACCTTCTGGGCGGCCTCCATGAACTTGCTCGTGTGCCGCTGGCTCTCCAGGGCCATGACCCGGTCCACCATCTGGCTCGACACCCCGGCCAGGGAGAGGGCCAGGGCCCGGATCCTCTCCCACAGGCTCTTGGGCATCGCATCCTGGGTCACCCCGGCCCTGGCGACCTCCCTACGGGCCTCTGGGATGACCTCCTCCACCACAGCCCCTGCTATTCCCTTGAGCATGGTCCTCAGGATCCGGAGATAGGCCTGCTGGGCCCGGAGGCTGTCCTCGATTATCGGGAGGAGGACCTGAGCCTTGCCTCGAGGAGGGTCTGCAATCTCTGCCAGGTCGTAGTTCACTTCTTCTCCCCCGCCGTCGCCTCGAGAGTTGATATCCTTCCCCTGGTCATCTCGATCTCCCTCTGGCAGAAGCCGCGGAGCTTGCGGATGGCGTTCAGCTCCCCCTCGAGGCCGGAGAGAGCTATCTCGGCGGCATCCTCCCTCCTCTTCATGGTCGTCAGGACGTCGACCAGGGCGGCGAGCTCCTCCTTCAGTGCCCTGATCGCGTCGTGGGCGGTCACGTCGGGGAGGCCTCTGGCTTGCCCTTCCCGTTGGGCCTGGAGGGAGGAGCACTCTCGGTAGCTGCCACTGTCATGACGGCCTCGAGCTCGGCTATCCTGGCCCTGCCCTGGTTGACGAGCTCCTCGAGCTCATTGACCCTGGCCTGGGAGAGGATCAACTCGACCTGGAGGTTGCCGAGGACGAGCCTCAGATTGCGGTCTACGTATTCCTGGGTGTTCATGCTGCCTTCTTCCTCTTCGCTGGTTGTTGCATCGCGGCCACCGTGGCCTTGAGCTGGTCTATCTCGTCGAGCGCCCAGGTCAGGGCGGCCCAGAGGTATGGTGTCCTCCTCCCGTAGTCGATCATCCAGGGAACATAGCCTTCCTCCCCGGGCTTGGGCTCTGCCCTGCCCTCGGCTCTCATGGCAAGCTCCTCCTCGTTGTAGGCAGGGGGCTCCGCAAGGTTAACGTCGACTGAGTACGACTTCTGAGCGAACCATCCAATGGCCTCCTCTCCGGTTGACTTCCAGGTGAAGCCGAGCACGGGGTCTGCTCTAATGATGTCGATGGCCTCGAGGGGAGAATACTCGCCGTTCAGCTCCTTGAGGTCTTGGTCGGATGACGTCAGATAGGAGGTCGCGGCATTGGCCATGCTGATAGCGCCATTGACGTACGGCGAGGTCGGGTTGTAGAACCTGTTTATGTGGGTGCCAGCGCTGGTATTGAGGGAGGCGTAGGTCGGTCCGGTGGAATAGGTCTGGAGACCTCCCGAGGCACCGCTCGTGCTGAATGCGGAGGAGAGGATCGTCCCGGCCTGCATCTGGCCTGCCACGTCAAGCGTTCCCGCGGAGTTCAAGAGCATCTGGCCGGTAACCGTGTTCCACCCGTTCGGGCGAAACCAGATAACTCCCGCGTTCGCCCCCTCCATCCCGAGCACCAGCTGGGTGGTGCTTCCTCTAACGACGCCGACTCCGGATATGAGATGACCGCCGATGGAAGTGATGTTTCCCGGAATTTCCAGGGACCCATCGGAGCCGAAGATGAAGTTCCTGGTTCCTCCGACCCTGACGACCAGATCGCCCTGCGTGGCTGAGGCGGTGTAGATCAGGGCTCTGTCCGCCCCCGCGTTATCCTGGAACCACAGGTGAACGTTGCCGGACGCCGCCCTGACGTAGAAGGAGGTCACGGCGGCGACGCTGCCCCCGGCCGAGATGGCTCCATTGACGGTCAGGGAGCCGGTTATGGTTCCGCCCGCCAGGGGGAGCCAGGAGGGGTTGGCCCAGATGGTGTTGTAGTTGGTCGCATCGACCTTGGAGAGGATTTGGCCTGCGGTTCCCCCAGCTGCCACTCCGGGGCCCGCGGCACCCGTGGCTCCTGCCGGGCCCTGGGCGCCGGTCGATCCGGTTGATCCTGCCGGGCCTGCGGGACCCTGAAGCCCGGTGTCTCCCTTCACCCCCTGGATGCCCTGGGCTCCGGTCGCCCCGACATCGCCTCGGGGGATGGTCAGGCTCAGGGTCTGGCTGGGAGAGGTCCCCGCGATCACCGCCGCGGCTACCGATCCAGGAGCCCCCGTCGTGACGGTCCCGATGGAGAGGATGTTGGGAGGTCCCGCCGCCCCCGTCGACCCGGTCGGGCCGGTGACCCCTATCGGTCCCTGGGGGCCGGTCAACCCGGTGTCTCCCTTCACCCCCTGAGGTCCCTGGCTCCCCGTCGCCCCGGTCGCCCCGACATCGCCTCGAGGGATGGTCAGGCTCAGGACCTGGTTGGGAGAGGTCCCGGTTATGACGGAGCCTGCGGCGGTTCCTGGTGCCCCGGTAGTGGTCGTTCCTATGGTCAGAACGTTGGCAGGTCCCGCCGCCCCCGTGGCTCCTATCGGGCCCTGGGAGCCCGTCAGGCCGGTGTCGCCCTTCACGCCCTGAGGACCCTGGGCGCCGGTCAACCCCGTCGGGCCCTGGGCTCCAGTGGCTCCCGTATCGCCCTTCAGGCCCTGGGGTCCCTGAGCGCCGGTGGCCCCGATCGGTCCCTGGCTGCCGGTCGGCCCCTGGAGGCCCGACGGGATGCCGAGGCTCAGTATCTGATTGGGAGAAGCCCCGGTGATGATCGACGTTGCCGCTCCTCCTGGAGCGACGGTCGTGGTCGTCCCTATGGTGAGCGTGTTCGGCGGGCCGGCAGAGCCCGTGGCGCCGGCAGGACCGGTGTTGCCAATAGGACCCTGGGGGCCGGTGGCTCCCGTCGCTCCCGTGGCTCCTGGGTCTCCCTTATCGCCCTTGGTTCCCTGGGCGCCGGTGGCACCTATCGGGCCCTGGGGTCCGGTTGGGCCTGGCACGGTGGAGGCGGCCCCGGTGTCGCCCTTTGGTCCCTGCGGGCCGGTGGGTCCGATCGGCCCGGGAGGTCCCTGAGGCCCAGGCTGACCTCCTCCCATGGCGGAGGCCCCGGCAAGGTCTATGACATCGATCGTGTCGTCGTTGCCTCGGGCCAGGGGATTGGGGAACTGAAGATCGACCAGGAGACCGACATTGGCGACCGCGTAGTTGATGGTCACGTCCCCCGCCAGGACGTCGACGACCACTCCTCCGGGATAGGTCAGCCTCAGGTCCCAGACCGCCTTTTGGGGGATCGGGGTCTGGGCGCTCGAGGGGAGAGACATCGCGATGACGTTGGGCAGGGTGACCACGCAGGTCGGGGTGGCCAGCACGGTCCCGCCAGGAGAGGAGCGTATCTTGGCGCTGACGGTCACCCCCGTCAGGTTGGCGGGGACGGTCCTATCGTCGTCGTCCCAGAGCTTGATCTGCCAGCCCTGGTCGACTCCTCGGTAGAACTTGAGGGGAAGCTCTGCGGCGTTCACTTCTTGCCCTTCTTCCTGGCCTTCGCCCTTGCCTTCCTGGCCACCGACATCGCTATGGCGACCGCCTGCTTCGGCTTCTTGCCGTGACGGATCTCTGTGGCGATGTTCTTGCTGATAGACTTCTTCGAGTATCCCTTCTTGAGCGGCATGGCGAAATTCTCCATCATGTCCTTCTTGACGCACTCTATCGTCCCGACGATGTAGGCGATCTCAGTCGGGGAAAAGGCCTTCATCAGAGGGTCTCCCTTCAGGAGGGGGTTGGGGTGGGCCTAAAACACCGGTTTGGCGGGGGTTTCTAGCCTCGCCAGACCGCAGGGAGGGGAGGAGGGGGCATAACCCCCAGGCCCTGCCCCTCTAGCGGCCCCTGGCGAGGCCCTCACGAGGGCAGTCCTGTCGAGCCATTCCCCGGGGTCCGGGCAGGGGCGGTCCCTCCTCCCCCGTTCGCGGCGTTCTTGGCCAGGGTGGCGGCCTCCAGGGCAGCCTCCGCCTCGGCAACGTAGTCAGGGAGACCCCCGGCCTTCGAGACCTCCTCCATCAGCCCCGGCATGATCGACATCTCCGTCAGCATGTTGATCCCGGCATTCGCTATGGCCTCCTGGGGGTAGAGGGCGGTGTCGTTGAGCTTGGCTATGGTCTCCGCGGCGATCAGTCCGATGTCGGCCCTCTCCTTGTCGGAGGTCTGCCAGAGGGAGGCCCACTCGAAGTATATCTCCGCGGGCCGGGATCCGAGGGCCGACCTGATGATGCACTCGTCCAGGTTCTGGATCGCCGGGGTGATCTCGACGTTCTGGATGCTGGCGATCCGGTCGTAGTAATTCCGGAGGTCCGAGTCGCCGCTGGCGTTGAGCCCTCCCGGGCTCTGGCCAAGGAACCTGGTGGCAGGAATGTCGGCCGCCCCGGAGACCAGCTGGAAGAAGGCCATCAGGATGTCGGGCAGGGTGGTAAAGCTCGCCGTCTTCTGCTGATAGTCCTCCTCCGCGTCCAGCAGCACCGTGGCGGAGATGCCCTTTGCCCGGTTGGCCAGGGCGAACCTCTCCATCAGGACCTGCTCGTAGTGGGGGTCGGTAAGGGAGGCCATCATCTGGGGTATCTTGATCACGTCGACCTTGGCCTCGAACACGAGGGAGGCTATGTTGGCCGCGGTGGCGTCGGCGTTCTTGATTGCCTCGACGCAGGAGTTGAGGACCGACTCGCCCCAGGTCCCGGGGACCACGTCGTCGATGGGGGTATTGTCCCCGGAGAAGATCACCAGCCTGCTCTTGTGGATCACCACCGGGTCTCCGACAATCCTCCTGATCTCGTAGGTCACCGGGCTCCCGAAGTCCGGGCTCAGGGGGTCCTCCTCCACGTATCCCACCTGGAGCTTGGACCTGGGGAGGATGGTCAGGAACTTGAGGCCTCCCTTCCCCACTCTCGCCGGCTCGAGGGGGATGGAGGGATCGGACTCGCCGGTCGAGATGTAGAGAGCGCAGCCCCCGTAGAGCCTTGCCCTGACCATGGTCGTCAGGAGCTTGCTCTGGACGGCGAGCCTCTTCTCCTCGTTCTCTATGGCCTCGATCTGATCGTCCTCCGCCTGCCAGCTCCTCCACTCCCGGAAGCTGTCGAAGGGAGGAATGTTGATGATCTTCTTGGCGACCCACGAGCTCTTGTACATGGCGAGCAGTTGATTGGGCGCCAGATTGTTCGGCTCGTAGTAGACCGACGCCCCCTTGTCCGCGCTTCCTCCCATCGCCCCCACGAATGACCTCAGGGTATCCTTGAATGCCGTGAAGTTTACGATCTTGGCCATTATCCGACTCCCTGTAGAGTGTAAGAGCTACGCCTGGTCGCCTCGAGAGCATACCTGGCAGCATCTATCACGTGATTGTCCTTGTCCTCGAGGACCGGCAGTATTTCGTTCGTCTTCTTGTCGACCTTCCAGGAATAGTGAAGGAACTCTCGATGGGTGTGGACGCACCTCGGGTGTATGACTATATCGAAGCTCTTGAGGAACTCTATCCCATCCTCCACCGAGCCGGCCCCCTTGGTGGCGGGCTTGATCCGAGGATAGCCGTTCCTCTGCATGTAGGAAATGGTCTCTGGCCTGGCCGAGTCCGCTACGCATGGCCATCTCCTGGCCATCTTGGGGGAGGAGGGGTCAAGGGCGTCGAAGGCCTCTGGGGTCTTGTCGATCTCGAGCCCGACCCGATATACCTCACGGTCGAAGAATAGTTTCTTGCCCATGACGAAGCAGCGAACAAGAACCGTTGGATCGATAGAAAAGCCCCAGTCGGATCCGAGATAAAATCGAGCATCCGCCGGAGTATCGAACTCCTCGACCGAGAAGTTCTTGAACACCCGGGCCTGGGAGAGCTTCTGATAGTGCCCGAGCCACGTGTGGAGGTATTTGTCGTGGTCCCTTGCCCTATCCCTGAGCATGTCCCTCCGAAGCTCGTCCGGGAACCACGGATTGTCATAGAAGTTCGCCTTGATCCAGAGGAAGTCCGGGTCGGGAGAGGGCTCATTGGGCTCCACTCCATTCTCGGCGAACAGCCTCTCTACTGGGTCGTCCTCCGCGACGTGGTTCCAGGTGAACGTCATCCTGGAGCCCTTCCGGAAGGTCGGGGTGATGATGTCCAGGGACCTCTGCGAGACGGTCTGGGCCTCCTCTCCCCAGAAGTCCGTGTATCCCTCGAGGCTCTTGATGCTCGTCGAGGTATAGGACTGGAGCCCCCGAAAGATGAACAGCGAGTCCGTCTTGGGGTAGACTATTTCTCGCTCGGTTATCTTGAAGCGATCCCACAGTCCGAAGTTCCTTATCTTGTCCTCTAGCAGCTGCTTCGAGCTATCTGCGATTGAGTTCTGGACCTCGCGGCCGCATACTATTCGAGAGTGCCTGGATAGACTGGTCCGTATCAGGTCCTCCGCTACGAAGTGAGACTTCCCGGAGCCTCTTCCCCCAGAGAGGCCAACGTATCTCCTCCTCTCCAGGGCCGGCTTGAATATCCTGGCAACGCTCGAGCCGACCCTCACGTCCTCAGCCCCAGATCAACCAGAAGAGCGCCAGCCAGACCAGGGAGGAGATGGCAGACCCAAGGATCAGGCCAAGCATCGCCCCGCCGCATCTCCTCTCGGGGTCCTCAATCATCGGTCTTTGTGAATAGATCCGGATCACTCGTCTTCCCCTCGTCCTCTACGTAGGCATCCTCCAGCATGATCCGCTCGAGGTGGAGCCTCGTGTCGATGATCATCCTGGCGATCATGATTACCCTGTTGCTGCTCTCCGAGAACTCCCTCTCGCTCTTGGTCCTCATGGCGTGGAGCTTGTTGTCGACTATATCGACTGCCGCATCTATGGCGTCCTCGACTATCCTTCGAGATGTGTGCGTTATAGTCACTTGACATCCCCTCTTCTCATGAGCTTGGCCACCGCGGATGGGATGCTGCTCACGCCCAGCCTCTCGTTGGTGTTCTTGATGTGGTTTCGTACCGTAGTGCCGGAGATGCCCAGGTCATAGGCCACCTGCTTGAGCTTCCTCCCATCGGCAATGAGCTGGAATACCTGACGCTGCCGACTAGTCACGCCCTTGACCATTGCTCTTCTTCCCCTTCCGCGGCTTCTCATCGATCGAGTAGTCTACGTCGTCGATGATTTTTGGATCCACTATCTGGACCTCCAATTG